AAGGAAAAGAGATGTAGAGATGAACTAATTGCAGATGGCTGGAGGATTGTTTTTAAATCGGTTAGGTGGAAGTTTGGCACTATTGATTATGCTGGCTTGTTTGATGTAGTAGCAGTTAATGGCAAGTCTAAGTTACATATTAGTTGTAAGCACCTAGGCAATTCCAATTACTATTTATCGCATCAAGCAGAGATATTAGTATATAAGGCCAAACATGGGCTACCTGCAGAGATATTTGAATTATGGTTGTGGGATAAACCTAAATGGAAAGGAAGAAACCCAAACAAGATATGGCATCCCGGTGGTTGGCAGAAAATAAAGTTATAAGGAAAAGATTTAAATACAAGTTGTTATAAAACTATAAGTAGGGATTGAAAATGAGGAAACAATTTAATTACGGAACATACACAAAAGTATCAAAACACTTTATTGAGAATCCATCAGAAGAGTATTCTGCAACCAAACTAAGAGATTTATTAGATATAGACTACTATTCAATCAAACTGATTCTAAAGACTTTATTGGAAGAGAGAGAAATCCAAGAAAAGAATAACAAATATAAAATAAGGGGATGAGATATGGTAAACATGAAAGAAACAATTAAGGTAGAACAAGTACATGACAATGATAAATACATAATCAATAGGAGAACCTATGAAGAACTAAACGGGGTAGAGTTAGTCAAGATACACACAGACATGGTTGAGGCATTGAATAATGTAATCACACAGCTTAAAGATATGCCCAAACAATATGAAGCAAGGATGAAGGTTCTAGAAACGGAAAAGAAGATGATTACTGATAGATTGGGTGCTTTTGTGGTTCATGTCAAGAGAATAAAGGATTTAAGCAAGGAAGAAGAAAAACCCAAAGAATAAGGCATTTGGATAGGATAATGGAAAAAACAAATTGGGAATGGGTTGATATAAATAAATTAAAGATTGATAATGAAAATCCAAACCGGATGACCAAACAAGAAAAATTAGCCCTATGGACAAATATTGTGAAGTTTGGTTGGAATATGCCTATAATCACAGACATGAGTTATTTAATTGCGGATGGAGAACAAAAATATATAGTAGCCAAAGAACATGGTGCTAAAGAAGTTCCAGTTTTAAGAAAGAAAATAACAGATATAGAAAGAAGGATTATAAGGCAAAGCATGAACAAATTAAGAGGAACCCATGATGAAGGATTAGATGAAAATGAATATAAAATGATTCTGTCACAGATTTCAATGGAAGAATTTGTTGGGTTTACCGCTATTTCTGAACAAAATATCTTAAATGTCTTAAACAAACAGATGAATGATGCCGAAAACATAAAAAAGGTAAATGAAGTTGATAAACTATATACTCAAGAAGTTACTTGTCCTAAGTGCGGTCATGTATTTAAGAAAAAGACAAAGTAACACATTCCCACTGACTAAAGTCAGGGGCTTTTGTATAGATATTCTGTTAGAAGAGAGAATCCTGAAATGAGTGAAGAAGAATTAAGAACTGCAGTAACACATCCCCACCTACTAAAGTAGGGGGCTTTTCGGCAACGAAGCCTGTGTTACCAGACTTAGGGAACGAATGTTTCCTACGTTATTTCGGATGTAAAGACCCAACAATTTGCTCAGTTGTTGGCAATCTTGTGGCACTGTAAACAATCCGCAGGGAAAGTGGATAGTCAACCACATTGTGAAGCCGAGATAACATTGTTGAGAGCAACATAACAGCTCGAAAGTGCTGGCTTATAGCAAAGAACTTTCAAAAACAAAATGCAAAAAACATACATACAAAACAAGGATGGAGAACCTTTGATGCCTACTGAAAGGTCTGGCAAAGTAAGGAGATTATTAAGAGACAATAAAGCAATAGTTGTCAATCTCTGTCCATTCACAATCAGACTAAATTATGATTGTGAAAACAACACACAAGAAGTAATTGTAGGATTAGACACTGGAGCAGTGAATGTAGGTTGTTCAGCAGTAAGTAACAATAAATGCTTGTATGCTTCTGAAACAAAACTAAGGACAGACATACATAAGAAAATGCAGAGAAGAGCAATGTATCGAAGAACAAGACGTTCAAGAAATACAAGATATAGAGAAGCAAGATTTGATAACAGAACATCAAATAGACAACTTCCACCATCTCTACAAAGCAAACTAGATTCAACCGTAAAAGTTGTAAAACAATTATCAAAGATTCTGCCAATAAATAAAGTAATAGTTGAGATAGCAAAGTTTGATACACAAAAATTACAGAACCCAGATATCAAAGGCAAACAATATCAAAAAGGTGTTACAGAGGGTTATGATAATGTTAGAGCTTATGTGTTTGAAAGAGACAATTATACCTGTCAAATCTGCAAGAAAAGAGAAGGAATCCTACAAACACACCACATCAAACAGAGAAAAGATGGTGGAACAGATAGACCAGATAATATGATTACTGTACATTTAAAATGTCACCAAGATTTCCATAAAGGATTAATCAAACACAAATTCAGAAAGCCAAAAGAATATAAGATGGCAACACAAGTAACAATATTAAAAGATTTCATAATCAAAGAATTAAGAAAAGATTTTGATGTTAGCATAACATTTGGACACATAACAAAAAGAAACAGGATGAGATTAAATCTTCCTAAATCTCATTGTTTTGATGCAGTAGCAATAGCAAATCCTAAAAATATTGAAAGAATTAATAAAATATTCAAGAAAGTGTGTGTTACACAAAGAAGATATCAGATGACTAAAGGTGTAAGAAGTGAGAAAAAACTTCCAAGTGGACAAATATTTGGTTACAATCAATGGGATAAAGTTAAGATTAACAATCAAATAGGTTTTGTTAAAGGTAGAAGAAGTTCAGGATTCTTTGATGTTTGTGATATTGATAAAAACAATATATCACATTCAGTTAAATACACTAAAATTCAAAGATTATGCTCAAACAATATAATGGAGGTAGAGGCAATTCCTCCCACCGCTAAAGCAGTGGGTATCCTTGCCTAAAGAATTATGATGAAGATCATTAATCTCTATGCTGTAATAGGGGAAAATAGAAAGCTATGGCAAATGAACAAAATTTGATACCTATAAGAACCAAGGAAGAAGCAAGAGAGCTAGGTAGGAAGGGTGGATTGGTTAGAAGTAAAAATAAGAAACTGGCATCAAAGCTAAGAGAATTGAAGAAGAAAGGCCTTACTGATGAAAATGTTAAGCGAATATATGATATTATGACTGATGCAGATATAACCGATTTAGAGACCCTTATGCTTATACAATCCCTCCAACCTAACCTTAAGACAACAAAAGAAAAAGCAGAAGTAATTAGGTTGTTTCTTGAATGGAGAAAATTGAGGCATGGTTCTAAAGAAAAGATTGAACACGCTGTTGATGTTAGGAACTATACATTCTCAATTGAGTTAAAGAAATTGGAGATAGTCACTCCCGAAATGCTAGAAGAAGATGGTAGAAAAGCAGAAGATAGTGTGGTCACCAACACCGAAACAGTGGGAAGCCTTCCAGATACTACAGGACAGGATAACAACTGAACTGTTTTACGGAGGAGCAGCGGGTGGAGGCAAGACTTATTTGGGTTGTGTGTGGGTGTGTTTTACCTGCCTTAAATATAGTGGTGCTAGGATGTTGGTCTGCAGAAACAAGCTAAAAGACATCAAGACATCTACATTTCTAACCATCATGGATATATTAAGGGCATGGGGATTCAAGAAAGACCGGGATTTCTTTTATAATTCAACAGAGAACATCATAAGATTCTATAATGATTCTACCATATATTTCAGGGAATTGTTCTTCTATCCATCCGACCCAGAATTTGATTCTCTTGGCTCAACAGAATATACTGGTGTGTTCATTGATGAGGGCGCTCAAGTAACATCAAAGGCCAAGAATATTGTCATGAGTAGAATTAGATATAAACTTGATGAGTTCGGGATAATACCTAAGTTATTGATTGCTTCCAATCCCGGTAAGAACTTTTTATATTATGAATATTACAAACCACACAAGGAAGGCACTCTAAAACCATATAGGAAGTTCCTGCCATCACTGGTATATGATAACCCCTACATCAGTAAATACTATATTGAGAACCTCAAGAAACTCGATAAGATTAGCAAGGAAAGACTATTGCATGGTAACTTTGAATATGATGATGATCCTGCTAAACTATTTGAGTATGACAATCTCCTTAATATGTTTACTAACTTGTATGTAAAGAAAGATGGCGAACTGAAGTACATTTCTGTTGATGTTGCGAGGTATGGTGAAGACAAGACAACTATTATCTTATGGGATGGGTTTTATATTACTAAGATGTGGATGTACGGCAAGGATGATTATGTAGGCCCTCCCACCGAATTTGTTAAAGCAAAATTGATTAATATAATGACTGAATATGCAGTACCAAGAAGCCAAGTGATAATTGATGAGGATGGTATCGGTGGTGGACTGGTGGATGTATTGAAGGGAGTAAAGGGTTTTGTAGCTAATAGCAGACCATTTAGTAGAGAGCAATCTGTTAGAGCATTGCCGATGGTCAGAAGGAATATACCATTAGAACATAACTATGGCAATCTCAAGGCACAATGTTTTTTTAGTGCGGCAGAACAAGTAAATCGGAATGAGGTGGGGATATATTCGGGGATAGCTAATGAATTTAAAGATAAACTCATTGAAGACCTTGAACAGATTAAGAAACATAATCCCGATAAGGATGGTAAGTTAATGGTGACACCAAAGGATATAATCAAACAGAATATTGGTAGAAGCCCCGATTATGGTGATGCCTTTATGATGAGGTTCTATTTTGAGGTTGTTGTAAACCCACCATTATGTTTTGGCACATTGGATGTAGGTAATTAGCAACATTTAAATATCAAAAGCATTCCAAACATAATAGTACATGAGATACCAACTCTTTTTCCTATCAGGTGGTTTATTGCTTCTCCACCTGATGGGTTTTAATAACATTTAAATAACAGAACGTTCTAGATTAGATTATGGTGGTTAGACTTCATGGTACAGTTATGCCTACAGGGGATGAACAATGTCCTTGGTGTGGTAGGGGGTTCTGGACTGTTAGGGATTTAAGAGATCACATCCGTAATGACCATGAGAGAAACCACCCATTCTGATACGTTGCATAATTAAAAATTCATTAAATCCAAAGGGAGGTAACTAATGGCAACTAACAACCAAGAACCTATTGATGAACCTGATAAGACACCCGATTATTCAAAACTTGAACATCTTATGACTAAACAAGGTATTGATTTGGATGAAGCATTAGGGGTTTTAGGGAAACGTAACCTTGACACATTCCTCCAGAAGTATGACATTACTGAGCCCGACCTTATAAGTATCTTAAAATCTGCTCGGGCAAAAGAATCACCTGCAAAACGTATCAACTTATCCGGTAAGAGGTTCCGTTATGGTTATTTTGCAGACCCGCATATTGGTCAGAAAGCTTTTCAACCCATGCTTTGGGACAAGATGATTAGGGTATTTAAACGCGAGAAACCAGAGTTTATACTTGATATTGGCGATCATCTAGAGGGCATGAGTAATAGGATAGGTCATGTTTATGAATTAGAAGATGTAGGTTACAATGCACAAATGAATCATGCAGTTGAACTATATTCACAATTACCAGCCCACACCTTCGGGATAGATGGCAATCATGATCAATGGTATTTCAAACCCCAGAACATGGGTGTTGTTGTTGGCGAAGAGTTAGAACGGAGAGTACCACAATATGAACATCTGGGTCAAAATGAAGGTGACCTACACCCAACTAACTCCGTACACATTAAACTATTCCACCCTAATGATGGGTCAGCTTATGCTGTGAGTTACAAGTTGCAGAAACTGATTGAGAGTTTTAGTGGTGGTGAGAAACCAAACATAGTTCATGAAGGCCATTACCATAAGGCACTTTATATGTTCTTGAGGAATGTGCATGGTTTTGAAAGCGGTACGCTATGTGGTCAAACCGAATGGATGCGAGGCAAGAAGCTTGCAGCTAACATGGGCTTTGGCGTAGTGGATTGTTATTCTAATGCTAAGGGTGTTGACCAGATAGTACATAAATGGTTCCCCCATTATGAGGAATGAAGATGGTAAAACAACATACAAAGGAATCTGAATATATTGATTCATTAGATGAATTGGTTGGGCATATGTATAAATTTAGCATGAGACACCATTTCTATGAGTTGGGAGAACTAGATTATGTGGGTGTAAGGCCCGATGGACAATGGGACATCTATGAAGTCAAAGCATCTGACAAGGGCTATAATAAAGCAGTTCTACAATTAGGAAGGGCAGAAGATTATTATGGGAATCTATGTCTTAATACATTTCTTTATATAGGTAAAACTGGCGAATTACATAACATTTAGGTTTGTTGGGGTTTGGGACATTTTGGGAACAGCATAACATTTAAATATCAGCACACCCATTAATTAATTCTATGGCAGATGAAGACATTCCTTCAAACATCAAAAAGGAGATTTCTAGGTTAAGAAGTGAAGTAAGGAAACTCCAAGATGTAAAGAAAGACATTGGTGCATTCTCTGGAATGGCAACAGGCAATTATTGGACTGCTACAGGTATGCCTTGGATTGGTGCTGATGGTAGAAAGGCAGTATTAACAGAATATTTCTGGCAACCAATAAGAGGGCAACCAAGAAGGGTTGATACTAATGAGTTAAGGCAATTTTCACAAGATTTCTGGGTATCTGCTTGTGTTAAGACATTGATGGATGAGATTAGCTCACTTGCTTGGGATATAGTTCCAATGGATGAGTACCAGTATGATTGGGTAGAAGATTCAATCAAAACAGTTAAAGATTTCTTATTAAACCCGAATAAGAATAATGAATCTTTTGGTGGGATAATCCGAGCATTAATGAAAGACATTCTCGAGATTGATGCAGGAGTAATAGTAAAGGTATTTGACCTTAATTCATATAACTTTGATGAGATAGAACCAAAGAGTGGTGCACCTGTATTGAAGCCCAAGGGGCAAAGGAGGATGACTGAGATTTATGTTAGGGATGGTGCTAGTTTCCTTAAAGAGATTGATAAGTTTGGTTTTGAAAGAGGTTTCTGGCAATACAGTTATCAAATCCCTGCACACCCAATGTGGTTTAATAAGGATGAGATTGTCTATGTGCAAGAACATAATAGAAGTATGAGTTGTTATGGTTATGCAAGAACGCAAAGCATTCTGGACATTGTTAAATCATTACATTATTCTACCCTTTATAATAAGAGGTTCTTTGAAGAAACAGCAATCCCAGATGGTGCATTATCACTGCTTGATACTAATGAGGTGGAGATGAGGGAATTTAGAAGCTATTGGAATAATGAATTTAAAGCACAACCACATAAAGTGGCAATAATGAACAAAGACCTTAAATGGCAACCATTTGCAGTATCACAGCAAGAGCTACAATTCTTAGAGACACAGAAATGGTATTTTAATATTGTAATATCTTCTTTTGGATTAAGCCCAAGCGAGTTGGGAATTACGGATGATTTGAATAGGGCTACATCAGCAACACAATCAGAATTAGTTAAAAGGAAAGGAATCAGGCCATTCCTTAAATTACTGGAAGCAAACATTAACAAGGGTGTGGTAGATGAGTTTGGCTTTGAAGGGATTCAGTTCCAATTCATATATGATGATCCTGCAGAAAAGAATTCTAGGTTGACTAATTGGAACCTTGAATTAACAATGGGCGTTAAGACTATTAATGAAGTAAGAAATGAGATGGGCCTTGAACCCATTAAGAATGGGGATGTCAGTAATAACATGAGAGATATGATGGGTGGTGGTTATGGTGATAATAACCAGAATGATGATTCTAATTCACAGGGCGATAAAACAGAAAACCAAGAGAGTCCTGGATATACTGATGAAAGGAATCGGCAAGAAGGCGTAAGTTCAAAAACACAAAAGGGTGTGGATGATGGACAATATTACAGAGAACAACCATTAACACAACCTAGAAGATTATCTGGTGCTATGTTTCAACCACAAATGAATAAAGAAGATTTGGTTAATTGCCCTATCTGTGGCAGACCAACACTTGCAACATTGAATGCCGAAGAAAACCTACTAGATGATATGAGATGCACTTCATGCGGTGCAAGGTTCAATTCTAAAGATTTATTACAAGCACCAATGATGGAAGAAATGACTAACACCCTACAAGCAAATAACAATTCTAAACCAATATACAATAAATCAATCACTAAGTCAAAGGATGATTTAATGGATGTCAAGGCATATTGTGGCTTTGATTGTTCTAAATCATTCCCATTTGCAGAATCATTTGCGTCATCAAGTTCATATAAATCAATGCTGATTAAATACTTAAATGATATAGGTAAAGAGAAAGTAGAAGATATTATCTCAATTCTAAAGGGTTCTCTTTTGGGGAATGATTCTATATATAATGTGGCACAGCAAATTAATGAAGTAATTGATGATTACCCCAGAGCACAACTGATTGCCAGAACAGAGATTATTCGACTAGCCAATAAAGGTAACCTTGATAGGATGAAAGCTAAAGGCACCAAATATGTTAAGTTCATATCAGCACCAGAAGATGGGCGGTTATGTAGGAAATGTGCAGAGAAGGATGGTAAGATATATTCAATCAAACAAGCAGAGAATGTAATTCCTTTGCATCCTCGGTGCAGGTGCACTTGGACAGAAGTAGAAGATATATGAATAGCTTTGGATAAATTGGACAATCGCATTGAAAACCTACAATTAATGGAAAAAGCAGAACACCACAAATTACATTATGCAAAAAGGATAATTGATAAATATGGCAGATTCACACCAAATAGGAAATGATTAAAATGAGGTGTCCGTTTTGTGATGAGATTACCCCCAATGATGAGGGCAATAAACAGCAGTATATTAGATGTCATGAATGTAAAATTGTGATAAGACAATGGTAAAATCCGATTTAGCAAGAGATGTTATTAGTTTAGATGAGTTGTTATTATTACCAGATAATATACCATTTAGCGAACTAGTACTTGGGGGTCAAAGTTATGCTATTGTTCCAGAAATAGATAAAAAAACAGGTATTGAAACATATCACGTATTCCAACGCCTTGAAGGCACAGAGTTATTTTATAAAATCACACAATACCAAACGGGGATTAGATATTCATGACAATAACCAAACTGAAACATGGAGGGATTAAGAAGAATACAGAACCCATCCCAGTTACAGAGATGACTAATTCAGTTGCAGACCACGGTAAAAACAAGATGGATTTCATCCCAATCGAACAGAAATATCAATTATTAATATTGGAGGAACTACAAGATATACACAAATTACTTCAAGAAAGACTAGCATAAATGCCCCATGATTGAAAGAAAAGAGCTGAACAAATTAGTGGTTTTAACACTCACAGATAATCAGAGTTCCCTAAAAGCATCACAACTATATGAACAAATAAAGAAAGAAGAACCTTCAATCATGCGAGAAGAAAGGGTAAGGGGTTTCAAATCATTTGTTAAGATAATCAATTCATTTGAAGGAATCAAGCCTATTGGTTCTGGTGTTAAAAGATATACAATATATAAATAATAAAATATTTAAAGCCTAAAAAGAGATAATCTTTATGAAACCAAAGAACTTTATTTTGAGTCCTGAAAAAGAAAAACAAAGAAGAAAAAAGATAAGTGAAACTATGAAGAAAAAAGGAATTAATCCAAATGGAAGAAATCCTAATCCAGGTAAATTTATTAGAACTCCTGAAACATTGAAAAAGATGAGTAAGGTTCATATAGGACAAATTTCTTGTTGGAAAGGAAAAAAAAATCCCAACTTATCTTTAAGGAATAAGTTAAATAATCCAACTAAATCAGGGAAAAGTCATTGGAATTGGAAAGGAGGAATAACCAAACTTAATAAATTAATTAGACATTCTAAAAAATATGAACAATGGAGAAGTGATATTTTTAAAAGGGATAATTGGACTTGTCAAACTTGTGGAAAGAGAAGTTGTTATTTAGAAGCACATCATATTAAGGAATTTCATTTAATTTTAAAAGAAAATAAAATATTTTCAATAGAAGATTCCTTAAAATGTAAAGAGTTATGGTCAATTGAAAATGGAGTAACATTATGTAAATATTGTCATAATTTAACAAAAAGGGGGAGAGTTTAAATGCTTCCAAGTGACATCCGGGATAGAGAATTTAAGAAGTTTAAAGAAGACCCTGATGGTGATGTTGCCGTCAATGTTGTTTTAGATTCGGATGTGGAAATCAGTATAACACCCCCAACAGGTATTAATGGAGGGCCTGTAACTGTTGGAACATCTGCTGTTGAAATGACATTTACAGGTACAACACTGGCAATCTCACTTAAATCTAAATCCACTAATACTGGTACCATCTGGTTCGGACCTAGTACTGTTGATAATACTGGTGCTAATGCTTATGGTGAACTAACCGCAGACTCAGCAGTAGAAATCGAACTAGATGACACAAGCACACCAATATATTGTGTATCAGATACTGCTGACCAAGTAGTGTATAAAGCAGGTCTGACATGATGGCAACTTTCAACTACACCTCGCCTGGGATAGGTTATTATGATAGGCGTTATGTGAAAATAACTGG